ACAGCACTATTAGAATTAATACTAATTGTACAGTAATAATCTCCTGTTAATAACTGTTGGTACAGACTTTTTCTAGTTTTTTTATTTGTCTTAGATCTAAATTCTATAGGACGATCTGTGTATTTTTTCAATTCTTCTGCTACTTGTTGCCCCCACGTACTAGCATCTGTGTGAAATATATCGGCTGCAAACTCTCCTGGCTCAACAATTAAAATTGCTTTTCCATCTCGGCGCCATGGTTGTGGAAAACTAGTAAAAGATTCCAGTCTATCAACTGGTGCATCGAACGGTGTGTTGAAATGTAGATGATTTCTTACCAATCTATGCCATTTTTTGTTTGGCTCTATGAAATTAGTGTACCCGCTGTCGATAAACCAAAAAGGTAGATCTCGGTCAATTTTATTAACTAAAATAGTTTCATTGCCTCCGGTATTTCTCAAAAGGCAATCTTCGTGGATATCTTTAAAATCTTTTCTACGTATCATAGTAGCTGTAGAATCGATTTGCATGCCTACAGTTTTGATAAAATATTGACGATCGCTATCAACATACCCGTCTATGATATTTTTTTCGCCTAATTTGTCTATAAAATATTCCACATGGTTACGAATTTTTGTAAAATGATTTGATTTATAATTATTTAAAGTTCCTTTGACTGCTTTAGCCCAATCATTTACATCTGCTAAATTGCCTCGATATAATTTTTCTTTGAACTTATCTCTAAATTTATTGATATCGAATTTCTTATGATCTCTTTTTTCAATAATAAAATTTATTGCTTCTTGCACATTTATAGGTTGAATTTTATGCTGACTGCAAATCTCTTTGAGATCTATCAAGGAAATAAGATATCTTGCTATTTCACTATCGTTAACTAATAATTTCATTTGTTTAATATGTTCCATGCTGTGCCATTGGCTATTTCTTCACCGGTGAATTGTCCGTAGGCCAATGATGCACAGTGCTGTTGTACTAACGATTCATCGGGGTAGAACGGAGTGGTTATTCTACTAAGGTCAGTTAGTGCCAACGGTGATGCAGCACACGGCACAGCAACAAACGACGGTATGCCGTATATCACTGATTCTAATGCTGCAATACTGTTGAAAGCCACAGTAGCAAATATGCCTTCATCTAGAGCATCAAATATTGAATGGTGATGTCGTGCTGACCTACTGCCTTTTTCTCTAACAACAATCTCCATGTCTGTGTGTTTTTTTATAGTTTCAACGGTATTCATCAGCCAGGTAGGCTTACTTTCATCTCGATCTTTGGCCTTGCCTTCTTCGTAACCATAAAACACACACGATTTTCTGTTTGGCACAATTATTAAAATTTTGTTGCCTTTTTTCTTCCATCCCTTCCATTGATATCTAGGATCAATTTTACAAATTTCTTGCCAACGATCACTGGGACAAGTTTCTAACCAATGTTTTTGTAAATCATTTTTAACTATTCTATGGAACAGTTTTCTGCCTCCGGGGTTGCCCGGGCTCATAAAATTTCCAAAATATCCGGTATCTAGATAATAGAAATCTTTTTTCTCTTGCCAATCTCTTTGTATGTGTTTTCTTTTAGCAACACCTCGGTAGACATCTAATGATGCACCTTTGATTGTATTCCGAAATATTTCTTCTATTGATATATCATCCATTTAGCAGCATCTCCATGGCTTTGCCGTTTCTTAGTTCTGAGTTATGAAATTGTCCATATGATAGGTGGCAGGCCCAAGCATATAATTTATCTTGGTCAGGATAATACGGTTCGTTTATTTTAGATAAATCCTGTAGACTAACAGGCGAAGCTGCATTGGCTGGTGCTAGAGTAAATGCAGGTATTCCGTGAAACACAGCTTCTGTGGCAGCTACACTATTAAATGTAACTAAAGCAAATACATCGTCATTTAGAGCCTGCTCTAGTGTGTCGTTAACAGTTCTATCTAATCTTTTAGGTGCTCGCTCTCTGACTACCACAGGCCTATCTGTGTATTTTTTTATTTCATTTACTGTATGTTCTAACCAAATATCCAGATCGTAGTCATAGAATCGCATGGGTTTTTCGTCTGGCTTGGCCACTAGTATCTTTCTACCATCTTTCTTCCAGGGTTGAAACGTTTTATTAAAATGTTTGAATCTATCATCTTTTCTTGGAATAATTTTACCATGCTGCAGATCGTTCTTTACTATACGATGCCAGTATTTCCAACCGTTGGGATTTGAATCAGTTCTTTCGTTGCCAAAATATCCCGTGTCCATATAGTAAAAAGTTCTAGCATCTTCCCAACATTGATGCATCCACTTTTTCTTAAGTATGCCTCTTAACACAATAGGATCGGTACTGTCATTGTAATTAAAATCATCAGTTGACGTTGTCTTGGCATTACATCCTTGTGCAAACATGTTGATATATGGGTCTTTCCCATCCTTACTTAGAAAGATCATAGACCGTGCTGTAGACAGTAATCTACATAAATTTTTTCTCTATGCCATTCGTTGGCGAAATCGCCTTGATCTGAGAATTCATGAAAGCAAGGTGTGCCTAGAGTATAGTGAACTAGTTTCGCTACGGGATTCCACTTGTATTCAATGTCCAACCAATTCCATTCTGCCGGAAGTTCGCCAACTAGATTATCATCGAGCCATGTAAATCTATGTACTTGGGCTCCTGTGGCATTTTGTACAAATTCTGGAGTTACCACAGCATTAGCAGGATGGCCGCAGTTCCAAAGAATTACACTTGACCAATTCTTACAAGGATAATCTTCATTTTTAGAACCGAGATATTTTTCAGTCATTTTGGTTTTATAGTCGTGTTTGACAACCATAACTGCCTTCGACTCGTCTCTCAATGCCCATAGCTGTTCGATATCGTCACGCAACAACATATCGCCATCCATGAATATTGCCCAACCTTTGTATTGCATCAAGTGAGGCACAAGGAAACGACTATAGATAAAATGATTACTACCGTCAGTGTGTTTCTCTTCGTAGTCTTTTAATATATTCAGTGCCAGTGGATTAATACTCACTGGATGACTAGAATGTCTAATAATACTGTTTGTGCATACATGGTATGCTATGGCCTCACGGGGATCATACCCGATAAAAATTGGAATCATCGTCTTTCTATATCCTCTTCAATACATTGTTCACCGTACTGTATCTCTACGATTTTTAATGGATGTTCGTGGGGATTAGTGAGTTGGTGCCACTCTTGTTTTGCGACATGCAGTTGATCATGTTGATTTAACATTGCAGGAGGTAGTTCAAAATCTAACGGCGTTGCTCTGTTAACCACAGCCTTACCTTCACTAACAATCCAATATTCTGCACGTAGATTATGACGTTGCATACTTAGACTACATCCGGGATTTACAGTTAGTTCTTTGACTTTCATACCGAGCACTTCGTGTAGCACACGATAGTACCCCCATTGTCTTTCTGTTTTAGGAGCCTTCCATTCTTGCAGTATCCAGCTGCTAGAGTTGGCTTTGTTAAATCCGCCAACCCCAAACACAAATTCTAGATTTTGATCTTGGATATCCATTTCTGGAATATTAGCATCTGTGCGATCGCCGCCATTGGCAAATATAATTTTATCATTGGGGTAACTTTGGCGTACCATCCAAATAGCACGTTTAGCACTGTTATCGCTGTCATCAAAGTCAATGACAAAATCTACTCCTACAATATTACGTACAATGGTTGCACGTTCCATATAAGGCATAAAAGAAGACCCTTTCTTGCGTGTTAACCATGCATCTGAGTTAACACCAACAACAAGGATGTCTCCTAGCTCTTTAGCTGCTTTGAAATAGGCAATATGCCCAGAATGTAGTGGGTCGAACCCACCTGTTACAAGAACGATTGTTTTCATGCAGATATTTATCTGCGTATATTATACAGTATTTAAAGACTGGCGTCTTCTAGTCCAGATACTCGTAGTTTAACAATGTTGCTGAGATGCCATTGTTTCTGGTCAAGTGCTTTGATAATGCCCAACCATTTGTTGCGTAACAAGGCAAAATCGTTGATGATTTTTTCAAAGTCTACAACGTCAGCTTCACCTTCCACGAACTTTTCACAGTCCCTAGAAGATAAAGCTCGTTGATAGTTTTCTAAATACTTGCGAAAATGTTGGCTACGAAGTCTACGAAGTTCAATGTTTAAGTACTCAAGGATGCCTTCAATTTCTTGAAGTTGATTAAAGCGTTCTTCCACGATGCCGGGCATTTGCGAACTTGCCTTCTCAATGTTACCCGCTATGCGGACATCTTGTTTTGCTTCGATTAACTCAGCTTCATAATAGGCCGCGGCATCGGGGATATTGCTTATATCTTTACTAACCTTATCGTACCAATTCATTTATTCCTCTTCGTCGTAGCTGTCTACATCTTCTTCGATATCTTCACCGTCGATGGCGTATGTGATAGCTTCGTCAAGGAAAGGATCCACCCCTTGCAGGCTATCTAACACACTTTCTTTGATACCATAGTCTAACAACGTGTTCACAAAGTCAGTGGCCACATCTGGTCTATGTTTTTCAGGGATATGTCCAATCACCACATGCCATAAGTCAGCAATCAAATCTTCTTTCATTCAGTAATCTCCGTTTCAGGTTCGACAATAGTAGTTATCTCTGAAGCGGAAATTTCGCCATGTTTTGAAATGTCTTCCATAGCAATGTCTAGACCGTCTTTCTCATTACGTTCCCAAGCCTTGCGGAACTGTTTGATGATCTCACCGTCTTTGGTAGTGTATACAAGGCTGTTACCTTCTTTCTTGAGCATGCCTTTGGCTTCGAACAGGTCAACTAATCCACTATATGGACTCATACCTGTTTCATAAGGAATCTCAACCTGTACACTTTCAAAAGGCTTTGCATAACGGGTTTTCATGATCTTGCATGCGGCACGGATACCTTGAACTGTGGTAGTCTTGTTACCATCTGCATCAAGTTTCAGTTTTAATTTACGCATTGCAACTACAATCGAACTTGCGTAGATAAAGCCTTGACCACCTGAAATTTTATCATCCGGATCGAACATGTCTTGGCTTGCATATGTATGATTAGTTGCGACTAGCCCGATGCCTAGACTACCAAACATGTTTACACAGTTACGAACAAGTGCTGTTAATGCTTTAGGTTTACGACCCATGTCGCCTTTGAGATCCCCAGCCTGGAACTGATTAACGTCTGTGGGGGTCAGTAACATACCTAAACTGTCAATGATAAACAATACTTTAGGACGCTCGTCTTCAGGCATTGTTTTGTATTCTGCAACAAATTCTGTAATAGTCTTTGCCACATCGTCGATCATAGCCATGTTAAGTTTCAGCAACTTGTCTGGGCTTGTGTCAACGTCGAGTGCGTGTAACCACTTTTCGTCAAGTGCGTTTTCTGTATCAATTAAGATCGGAAAGATGCCTTGTGCTTGTGCATTCTTGACTAGATTACCTGAACAGATAAATGATTTACCTGCACCACTTTCGCCTGCAAACACAGTAACCTTGCCTAGCGGAATGCCTCGTTTGAAATCACCACTGATAAGATAGTTTAATGCGTAGTTGTTTGTACTGACCCAATCAGTTGGGTCGTTAAAGCCAATACTTAAACCGTCGATAGATTTAGTAATTGACTTTCTAAATTTAGAAATATCAAATGCTTTTGCCATTATTTTTGCCCTGTTGAGAAATAGAGTGTGAGTTGCCCCACACTCTATGTTTAGTCTTATTGTTTCTGACGATTACGAATCATGGCAAGGATGTCTTGCGCACGACTGGCACCTTCTGCACTGGCTTCGGCCTTTGGAGCTTCAGCTTTGGCTACAGGAGCCGGTTCGTCATCTGCATCCGCTACAGGAGCAGCAACGGCTGCTGGTCTATTAGGATCACCAGTAGCTTGGCTCATGCCTGCTGGTTTGAAATACTGACCCCAACGTTCCATGTCATAGGCTTCACCATCTACAGAAGCTTCAAACATTTCTTTCATGACTTTGAGTTCTACATCAGTAGGTTTCTTTGGTAAGAATCCGCTGAGATCAAAAAGACCATGTGCTTCAACTGCTGCTGACTCAACCTCTGTTAGTGAACGCTCACGTCGGCTCCACTTTGAAGTAGAGTAGTCAGCGAAGCCACCTTTTGATGTCTTGGCAATACGGAAGTCAAGACCTTTCAAGTAGTCTGTTGGCAACTCATCCAATTCTGGATCCATCAATGCTGAGCGGATGATAGCATAGATCTGAGGACCAATGATAAATCTACGGATAGGATTGTCCGGAAGTTTGTCTTCTTTGAGCGGATCTTCAACAACGAAGCCTTGGAAAATGTACGAACGCTTTTTCCAATACTTACGACCCATTTCCTCTAGGGATTTGTCTTTGAACCAACCACGTACTTCTGATAGGATCGG